GAAGTTGTTTATAATACTGAAGATTATCAGGCTGAACGTAGGGGTGTGAATACCTGTGGACGTCATGTCATATTTAGATTAAAAAATATTAATAAATCATTAGACGAATACCATAAATTTTTTAAAGAACAAACTAAAAAATTAAAAACAGATTATGATGGTGTCGTTGCCCACTTCATAGATATTATAGAATAAAACGTAAAAAAACGTTAATATAAAGGCATATTATTATATACTATTATAATATGCCTGACTATTCAAAAGGAAAAATTTACGCTATAAAATCATATCAATGTGATGATATTTATATAGGTTCTACTGTTAATAAATTATCGGATAGATTATCATATCATAAAACACATTATAAAAGTTTTTTAAATGATGCCCATAATTACATGACTTCGTTTGAAATATTACAATTTGATGATGCTTTTATAGAATTAATAGAAGAATATCCATGTGAAAATAGAAATCAATTAAATAAAAAAGAAGGCGAATACATCATGAAAAATAATAAATGTGTTAATAAATGTATAGCTGGAAGATCAGCAGAAGAACTTGAAAAAACAGAAAAACGAATTAATAAAAAAAAAGAATATAAACAATCAGAAAAATATAAAATATATCAAAATGAATACAACAAAACAGAAACAGCTAGAAATGCTAGAAAAGAATACGAAAAATCTGAAAAATGCCAAGCTTATAGAAAAGCATACAGAAATAATAAAAATATTTAGTTATTTATATTATACTGTTTAAACGAGCAAATCAAGTACAACGCATGATAAATCGGATGAATGATCTTATTAGTGTTAGAAATGACCTAATGTTAAAAATGTTAAAATTAAACCAAGAAATAGGGTATATTTACGCTGACACCACAACACTACTAAAACCATACAATGAAAAATATCCTGATGTAGAAGACGTCATAAAAACAGAAGATTTTGAAACAGCAGTACGACCATATATTAAATATAGTATGATAATGCCTGAAAGTGATTGTTCAACAAATCCATTAATAGAATCAGAATCTTGTCATTTAAAGTAATATAAGCACTTCGTGCTAGCGCCCATCTAAAAATTATTAATTTAATAATTTTATGGTGTATTTATCGTGACAATTATTTATCTAAATTTTTTACAAAAAAAGAATTAGTATGACCCATAATTAAGCTTTTAACAGTTTTTGCCACTAATTTGTAACCATTATGATTTAATAAAAATACAATCGTTTCTGTTTCTAGTTTATTATTATTTTTAAATTCTATAATATCTATATCATAATTAGTTATTGTTTTTAAAATTTCTAATTGATTAGGAACATTTAATGTTAATAATCCAATTCTTTTTTTATTATATTTAATCATTATATCGTTTATGTTAATTTTATTTAAATTTAAATTAATATCAGATGGACGATACATCTTAAGTTCATTAAATAATTTTGGATCTGATTCTATACATATACCAGACCATTTATAAAGATCCTTGTATAATAAAGTATTATTACCATTACAGCCATTACCTGCTCCAATATCTATATATACACCATTTTCACAACCTCCGAAAATCATTTCAAATAATTGATCTTGTCTATCATCAGAATAATAATTTTTATAAACTCTATTCTCATTCATAAATCGCGGTTTGGGTAAAACATAATCCATAACTATAATAATATAATATAAAATAGAAAAAATAATTTAGATTATTATAATATAATAAATGGAAAGCATAGAACAATTATTAAACAAAATTAAAATAAAAATAATACAAGTATTAACAACTAAAGAATCGTCTGAATCTTTAGAAATTGAATTATCTTATTTACTTTTACAATTTAGAAAACAAAAAGATGAATCAAAATATATGAAATCTGTCAGTATTTAGCACGATTTAGATTATTCCCACCTATTTTTGATTAAATCTTGGAGGAATAACGTTATTTTTCCCTTAATGGTGTAGATTATTTCCCCTTAGATTATAATATAAAAGATTGATTATATAATCTAATATAATCTAACTTATGAATCCTTATAATGAATCAAAAATATACATAATTAAAAGTAATAAAACAGATATGGTATACATTGGATCAACAACAAGAACATTAGAAGAAAGATTTAAAGTTCATAAAACAAAACCACTTAAATGTTGTAAAGAATTAATGAAATATGATGATATTTTTATTGAATTACTTGAAAATTATTCTTGTAATGGTGTTAAAGAATTAGAAAAAAAAGAATATGAATATATTAATAAATATAAAAATAGTGTTAATATAGTAAGAAGGCACCATAATAATGCTATTGAATCAGCTAAGTTATGGAATAAAGAAAATAAAGAAAGAAGACACGAAATTATGAAAAAAAGTTATTTAAAAAAAAATAATCTAGATGAATATAATAAAATTTATAATAAAGAAATAAATAATCAAACTACTTTATCATACGAAGATATAAATAAAAAAATAGAAGAATTAGAAAAATTAAAAAAAATACATGAATTAAACAGTCAAATAGAAAAATTAAAAAAAGATTTAGATTTATTAAAATAATAATCTAAAAATAATATAAATATATAATTATATATAATAAAAGAATGGATATCAATAGTTTTATATATAAACTTGAGAAGCAATTTCCTACGGATTATAAAAATTTAGTTTTACCAGAAAAGGACAGCACTAAATTTAAAATTATTCTTCGTCGGACTTTTGAAAGACCGTTAATAATTACGCCCGATGAAAATGAATATCAGAAGAGTATGAACGCTAAACAAAGGTATAGAAGAAGATGGTATTTGGAAAATCGCGCTAATTTAAAAACAATAAGACATACAATAAAATAAATATATAATTTATTAATATGGATAATACAATAATTCCTTTTCCTATGGATTTTCTAAATCTTCCTGATAACACTACAGTAGTTCCAATTAATGATGTAACTATTAATATTTTTGTTAATTCTAATCAGCCTATTATGCTGTCAACAGTCTTAATGAATAAAATGAATAAAATGATTCAAAAAGATTTAAAAAAGACAAATAAAGAAAAAATAAAGAATTTAAAAAAATTTATAAAGCAAATGAAAAAAGATCAAAAAAAAGATCAGAAAAAACAAATAGTTATTGAGATCTGATTATCGGCATAAAATTATTATTTTAATAATTTTATGGTGTGGCCGTAGCACGAAGTGCTTATTTCTTGTATAAATTATGTTCTTTGACATACTTAGAAGCATCGATCATCTTTAAACCTTTTTCTTTCATTATCTTTTTGACTATTTCTGCGCGAACTTTTCTACCATCAGAAGCACCTCCATAATATTCTTTGTCAGCATGCGCAACGACTTGATTGTGTTTTCCGCCTTTAACAACAAAATCATCTGATACATTATAAGACATTAATTCATCACGTTTATTACCTGCTTTTTTACCGGCTGCGGAATTTCTACGCATTCCGCTTTGTCTTGGTTTTACTCCTCCAGATAAATGGGCGTTTGTATTAGATGTCATTGAAGGATTGCCTGCGCTTGTATTTGGAACTAAATGGTCAGGAATTGATCTGTTCATGTGTCCGGCACCCAATGCTAGTTCCATACGAACCTTAGGATTGACTCCAGGGTTATTTCCACCGCATTTACATACAGCATGTCCTTTCGGGCATGGTTTTGCCCCGCCTTTAACATACATTCCCATACCAGAACCGACTGATCTGTGAACGCCCATCATCATATTGTCGCCAGTAAAAGCTGGAACAGCGAATTTTCCGACTGGAGTTTCAATCACGTCTTGTAATGTATGGTCTAAATACGAAACTTTTGCGCGATTCATTTTGTTAAATTCATTTGCTACTTTACGATTGTATGGCGTATCTATCGGCATTTTGTATATATAATATATATATATATAAAATCTATAATATTTCCTATATTTTTTATTCATTTTTTACATTAATCTGGAAGATAAACCTTTTTCGGCTTCCATACCACGGCAGGCACCTGGAAGGATACGTTTGGGTAATGCTTTTCCGCCATCGTGGAGTCCGCCCCCGACTTTACGTTTGATCATCATTTGGCTGTAAGGTTCTTGTTGGGAAGCGTCTAATACGTCTTGTTTGGTGAGGATACCAGTGTAGACTGAAGATTGTCCGCGTTCAGTGACAAAGACACCTGAATTTACTGTGATTAAAACTAAGTCGGGAGAAATTGTAACGCCGGATTGATTGAAAACATTTATGCTAAACTGCACCTGAAAATTCCCGAGCGACCCGGGACTGTAGTAATCCTCAATTAGCTGTATATGTCTTCCAAAATCTAAAACTAAGACACTGCCAACGGTAGGAACAAATTGTCCAGCAGCGTTTATTGTTTGAGTTGAATTGTTAAGACCTGAGCCATCAATAATTTGACCGCAGAATTCGTGCCAGCTTTGATTTGATCCTGCTTCGACTGAGTATCTGTAAAGGTCTGCCATTGATGCGGATGAGAGAATACCCGCGTTGTTGTTGAAGTTGATTGAAATAGATTGGATTGTTAAGAATGTATCAGCATCTGATGGTGTAAGTGTTGTAGATGATGGGATTCTTGCGAAAATTACTAATTTATCAGGAATTTGGTTAAGATTGTATGTGTTACTTACTAATGTTTGAACTGCTCCGGCTGTTATGCTGGTTCCTGGTGAGGAAAAATAACGAGGAAATTCCATGTAAGGAACTACGTTTCTTGCTGGCATAAGGTCTGAAGGGTGTGGGGTAAGGTAGTTAAGGAGTAATCTTGAATTTGTAATTGATGAGATTGAAACTGTTCCAGAAAATCCAGTTTGTGCGGTGGCTGATAAGAATCTAATTGCGCGATTTCCGTTTACAAAGTTACAAACTAAGTTCATGTTTTGGACTCCGTATATTCCTGCTGTATTGCTGATAGGTGCGCCCCATAAGAATGGAGGACATATTAGAGGTTCAGCAGTGGAATATGTTATGACATATGTATAGGCACCAGCAGATCCAGTTCTTGTCATTGTAACACCAGCATTTACTGCTGTTCCAGGTGTTGTTACGTTGTAACCGAAGAAAGCGCCACGAGGACTTACTAATTCAGATGTTAATACGTTAAATGATCCTGTAACGTTGTTAGCTTGACCTTGGCAATCTACGTAATTGTAATAGACATCTGATGCTGTTGGGCATGTTCCACTGAAACGTTGTAATTCGCGTCCTTCTTCTAATTTGAGTAAGGCAGGTAATACGTCACGGATGTTTATGCTGGTGGAGTTGTTGTTGATTGTTGCTTGTAAGGTAGAACAAAGTTGGTGATTTGGGAAAGGAGCGAGACACACGTCAGTTCCGTATACAATTGAGTTTGCGCATGTAAAAGTTAATGATGTGGTCATTGCCCACATAAGACGACGATCTACGACGGTTTGTTCGCTTGGTACTTGAATATTGAAGGTGAGGGCTGATGTGGATTGTGAAATTGCGGGTTGTGTAGAACATACAACGTTTTGTCCGCCTTTGAGAACTGCGTAGTTGACGCTGTCTGTGACCATTAATCTGTCATCTTTGAGTAATACTTTCTTGAAGTCGTTCGACATGATATATATATAATATAAATATATATAAAATTTTAAGAACTAAATAATTTATTGTTTTTAAATTGGATTGTGTAAATCGGTAACGTTGAAAAGTTTCTTTCTAAATAATATTTTTAAATTTGCTTGATTTCCAGTATCTAATAAGAAAGTATGTAAAGAACCGTATTGATCGCGCCAGTAAATATTTAATTCTATACTATTTATAGGACTATTAGATTGTAAATCGATTAATCTATATTCTGCCTTAGGCTCATAAAATATCATCGGTTTATATTCATCGCCACGAATTAAAGGTATTTCAATGTCTGCTATTATATTTAATAAGTTATTATTGTCGCCCTGATTAAATGCCGACCCTGTTACACCATAAATTTGAGGAGTTCCTGTTAATTCAGGCATAACTGGCATTAATGCGGTTGTCATGACTATAGCTTGAATCGGACACCATAAACCAGTAGTTGGATAATCTTGAGCAAGAACAGACCAATAAGTAGGTGTTGATGGATATCCGACAGGACTAATATAACTATAAGCATTAAAAGCATCGACAAAAGGTTCTGAACTTTGTAAAATACCTCCAGTAACTAATGAAGCATTTACACCTATGTAGTTATTTTGTGATGCTGATGAACCTATTGAACCTTGTGGCGCATTTACTGATAATCTATACCATCCGAAATTTGTAGTTGTTGTAGATATTCCACCATTGTAAGGTAATTGACCGACATAATCGGCTTGTAATGATGAAAAAAGATTATATAATGGGGCATTCATATATAAAAAATATGTTCCATTATTTGCTGATACGTAAGATCCACCCCATGTAGGATAAGTAGATGATGGTGCCACATACTGAGGAAAATAAAATGATGCCTTATTTGATTCTTTATTGAACACCACATAAGGTTGTGTACCATTTAAAGTAAATGATGCGAACCCATCATATAATGATTTATTCATCATATCTATAAAAGCCTGAAAACTATACGTGAAATAATAATCAGAATGAGATGATGATGCTGTAATAGGTAGAGCTGGGGCTGTAAGTGTTTTATCTTGTGGAGTAAATATAATATTAAAAACTTTTGCGCCAGCATCATCAGCATATTTACCGACTGCGAACTGGTAAACTGTCTTGTTTGCGTTGCTATTTTCCCCGATTGCTACTTCTGGAATCATTAAGGGTAATGAAGCAGTGTCCAAACACATACGTGAAACTGTCATAAAATATTCGGAAGGATTGGCAAGGATAGGCTGGTTACGTGTTTCGGTAAATTTAACAGGAATCGCTGCGGAATTGCCAGATGTGTCATCATTGTACATATTAATATCATAATATACATGGTATGGATTGCTGTTAAAGTTAGTTCTTGTAGATAATACTTTTGAAGTCATTTATATATATTATAATATAATATAAAATTTTTAAAATGTAAA